GTTCGAGTATCGAGGAAAACGCTACGTGAGCCTTTCCGAGATCGCCCGCCAAATCACCGGTACGCGCTGGTCAGGTCCATTGTTCTTTGGTCTGAGGCCGGCTAGGAAAGCGAGATCCGGCCGATGACCGCCAACGCTCGATCCCGGGTGCGATGTGCCATCTACACCCGCAAATCGTCTGAAGAAGGACTGGAGCAGTCATTCAACTCCCTCCAGCCCCAGCGCGAAGCCTGTGAGGCCTACATCAGCAGCCAGCGCCATGAGGGTTGGCAGGTGGTTACCAAGAAATACGACGACGGGGGATTTTCCGGCGGCAACATGAACCGGCCGGCGCTGAAACAGCTATTAGAGGACATTGCTGCTGGACTTATCGACACCATCGTTGTCTATAAGGTGGACCGCCTCACCCGTTCGCTCACCGACTTTGGCAAGATCATCGAGGTCTTCGATCAGAAGGGGGTGAGCTTCGTTTCAGTGACCCAGCAGTTCAACACCACCAGCTCCATGGGCAGGTTAACGTTGAACGTTCTGTTGTCGTTTGCCCAGTTCGAGCGCGAGGTCACGGGCGAGCGGATTCGGGACAAGATTGCTGCCTCGAAGAAGAAGGGCATGTGGATGGGCGGAGTAGCGCCCCTGGGCTATGACGTCAAAGACAGGCAACTGATCGTAAACCCGCAAGAGGCGAAGGTGGTTGGGGAGATCTTCACTCAATACCTGAGATTGGGATCGGTGGCGGCCTTGAAGCAGTACCTGGATCAGAAAAAGCTGCGGACGAAGGTGCGCACGTCAGCCCAGGGGCGGGTATTCGGGGGTAAGCCATACTCGCGGGGCGGACTCTACAAGCTGCTCAACAACGAGGTGTACACCGGCCGGATCGCCCACCGAGGAGAATCGTACAGTGGTGAGCATCAAGCGATTCTCGAGTCTGAGACTTGGGAGAAGGTAAGGACCTTGCTGGCCGCCAACAACCAGGGGCACCGGCAACCAGGAAGAAGAGTCACGGCGAGCATTCTAGCCGGCCTGGTTTTCGACGCGGAAGGCAATCGTTACACGCCGACGCACGCGGTCAAAAAGGGTAGGCGATATCGCTATTACACCTCACAGGCTGTGATCCAGAAGCGAAAGAGGCCGTCCCGCCTGGACCGGATACCGGCAGGAGAGCTGGAGCAACTGGTTTCCTGCCGAATCCGGAGTTTACTGGCGTCGCCGCAGGAGCTAGCCGCCTCCTGCATGGAGTCGAACCTATTGGCGGATGAACTGGGTCGTGTGATCGAGGCTGCACAGCGAAGGGCGGAGAAATGGTCCGAGCTGACGTCACAGCAGTCGGCAGAGCTTTTGCGAAGTGTGGTGAGGCGAATCGTGCTGCACGTGGCCGACGTAGAAATTCAGCTTGATATGGAGGCGCTGGCCGCCGGCTTGTTACAGAAGCAATGGAATGCCAGTAACCAAGAGAGTCATTGCCAGTCGCGTGGCGGCCATTTGCTTACGGTGAAATGCTCGGTCACTTTGGCGCGGAGGAGAGGCGAGTTGCGACTGGTGCTCCCTGGCTCTTCAAACGGCAGTAGCCACTCGGCTTCACCGTTGTTGAAGGCCATCGTGATGGCCCAGGGCTGGAGAGAACGCATCCTGGCGGGCGAGATTTACTCCATCCAGCAGCTGGCCTTTGAAGCCAAGCTAAACTCCAGGTATGCGGGCCGCATTCTCCGATTGGCCGCCTTGTCGCCCGAAATCATCGATGAAGTGGTTCAGGAGGGGCGCTTGTCGGATCGTTCACTGAGTCACTTCATCAGCGATTTCCCTCTCAACTGGCGTGAGCAAGGATCGATGATGAGGCAAGCATGACATGCCAAGGCACCTCAGATGTCGCCCGAATCTAACGACATGGTGAAATTCCTCATTGGGTGCAACTCTTGCTCTCGGCAGCGGGTGGAGGGTTTCAGGCCGCCATAGACCTTCTCCTGTATCTGGTATGCCAAGATCGGGATCATCAGGTCACGTCGGAGCTTTGGGTGGACGGGCTTGTCGAACAATTCCTGCCACAGGACGCGGAGCTTGGCCGTCCGTAAGCGCGGCAATTCTTCGAGTTTTGCGCTCACTTCATTGGGCATGCATGTACTCCGGTTCGCATCACATTCCCGCTCTGTAGGAGCAGGAAGTCAAGCGAAACCGACGAAACAGTGCCTGTAAAGCGATTACGGTGGGAGGGCACAGAGTGTTAGTCTTAGGGCCTTTCGATTGATCTTGCTTGCTGGAATGAGGGTGCTGGCGAGCGTTGCCATGCTCCGGCAAGCGAATATGCACCCTAGAATTGCCTAGGAGCCACTATGTCTGGCGGACTCACGAAATCGATCAAGAAGGTTGGCGGTGGCGGGTCAATTCATGCTCAGTCAGCTAAGCTTTGTGCTTCCACGGTTAATTGGCAGTAATAGTCGATAACCCAGCTGCTACGCGGCCCCGCTTTGTTCGGACGAAAATTATTCCTTGCAGCCAGAAGTGCTGTGTGTTAAACAAGTTTTTAGAGGCTTGTTTCGGGGCAGTTGGTTGAAGGTGAAGTGGCTTCAAGTTCAGCCAGCCGTCTATGACTTCCAATTCCTTGTTGGGTAGTCCGACGAGTTTGCAGTCAGAAGCAAGTACATCTTCCGAGGAGCAGGAGCTCCTCAGGGTGCTCAGGTGAGCTGAGGCAGGAGCCAAAGCCGGCTGAGTATCTCCAATCTATAACTCCCGGCGGCAGGAGCCACTTGGGGCAACGGGGAGTCGTTCAGTTTGGGCGACTCCACACGGTGCGCTTAGTGGTAAACGTATGTCGCTACAGGGAGCCTCTCCCTTACCAAGCTCGGTTCATTCTCATTGCCTCAGATTGGCGTTGCCAGGTCTGGACTGCCCGCCATCTGTTGGGAGAATCGTGCGCGCATCGCCGTTGGATTCCCTCGCCAGCAATTTCGCTATGGGAATGCTTTCCGCAGCAATGCCGCCCTGCCGATCTGCGAGGGCGCCAACTCCAAGCAACAAAAGACAAAAGGAGAATTTGCCATGTCTCAAGTGTCTCGGCACCCAGTGTCGCGCGCAGAGCTCGAGTGCAAGATTCGGAGTCTATCGATTCAATACCGCGCAACCAAGGATCTCAAGCCAGATCCCAAAAACCCACGTACCCACTCTGCGAGGCAGGTTCGCCAGATTGCCCGCAGCATCGAGGCCTTTGGGTTCAATGTTCCAGTGCTAGTGGACTCGAACCTTCGGGTCATTGCCGGGCACGGACGAGTGCAAGCCTGCCAGATATTAGGGCTGCACGAGGTGCCCACCATTAGCCTGGAACACTTGAGCGCTGCTCAGATTCGGGCGTTCATGATTGCCGATAACCGACTGACCGAGAATGCGGTGTGGGATGAGCAGCTTTTGGGAGAACAGCTGAAGAGCTTGTCGGAGGTCAACCTTGACTTCAGTCTCGAAGTGACCGGATTCGAGATGTCGGAGATAGACCTTTTCATAGAGGGTTTCTCGCCCGCACCCAAAGCTGATTCTGATCCTGCAGACGAGGTTCCCGAGTCGAAGGGAGGGGTTCAGGTCACTGTGGTTGGTGATTTGTGGCTACTCGATCGCCATCGCGTTTACTGCGGAAGCGCGTTACATCCGCAAAGCTACTGCACCCTCATGAACCGACAACGCGCGGATTGCATCTTCACGGATCCACCCTACAACGTCCCGATCGCAGGCCACGCCTCCGGACTGGGAAAAATGCACCACGGTGACTTCGTCATGGCCTCGGGCGAGATGAATGAGGCCGAGTTCACTCAGTTCCTGGCGCAGACCTGCCAATTCCTGGCGCAACACAGCAAGGCTGGCTCCCTGCATTTCATTTGCATGGACTGGCGACACGTTGGAGAGTTGCTCGCGGCAGGCAAACAGGTCTACCACGAACTGAAAAATATATGCGTTTGGGCCAAAGACAATGCCGGCATGGGATCTTTCTACCGCAGCCAGCATGAATTGGTGCTGGTTTTCAAGCACGGCAACAGCTCGCATCGGAACAATGTTCAGTTGGGCCGTTACGGACGATACCGCAGCAATGTTTGGCACTATCCAGGAGCAAACTCCTTCTCTCGTTCTGGAGACGAGGGAAATCTTCTCGCGCTCCATCCTACGGTGAAGCCGGTCGCACTGGTTGCCGACGCCCTCCTGGATTGCTCTGCCAGAGGCGAAGTTGTGCTCGATCCTTTCCTGGGGAGCGGTACAACCGTGATCGTAGCGCAACGAACTGGACGGCTCTGTTACGGAGTGGAACTCGATCCTTCCTACGTGGACACCATCGTACGACGGTGGCAAGGGTTTACGGGCGGAAAGGCCGTTCACTCACAGTCAGGACACAGTTTTGACGAGCTGGAACAGGAGTCAGCAAATGGGACAAGGTAAGAGATTCGAAAATGAAGTTGGATATCGTAAACCGCCAAAGAAATCACAGTTCCAGAAAGGCACTTCTGGAAACCCGAAAGGACGACCCAAGGGTAGTAGCAACCTCCGCGCCCAGTTCACGCGCATTCTGGAGGAGAGAGTCATTGTCAATGACAATGGCCGACGAAAGTCCATCACAAAGCGCGAAGCCACTCTGAAGCAGCAGGTTAATAAAGCCGCTTCAGGAGATCCGAAGGCGTTTCAGCTGATTATTCCGCTGCTGCTTGGTTTTGAGGAAGCCGGCGGCGATATGCCGGCGCGGGCGGCATTGCCGGAAGAGGACCGCAAGGTTTTGGAGAATTTTCTTAAACGATGCGAAAAACCGAAGACCTCCGGAGGCAAGTAATGAAGACAAATCTTAATGAGTTTCAGGCGTTGCTGCGGCAGGACTTTTCATCGTTTATCGAAAAGAGCTTTCGCGAGCTAAACCCGAATACAGAGTTCGTGTGGAACTGGCATATCAATGCGATCGCCTATGAGCTAGAACAGTGCCGGCGCGGTTTGACGAAGCGCCTTATCATCAATGTTCCACCGCGGCATCTGAAGTCACATTGTGCATCCGTTGCTTTTGTCGCATGGCTCCTGGGGCACAACCCGAGCGCCCAAATCATGTGTGTCAGCTATGCCCAGGATCTTGCCGACAAGCACGCTCGGGATTGCAGGATGCTGATGACAGCGAGATGGTATCGGGAGTTGTTCTTAACTCGGTTGTCATCCTCGAAACATGCCGCGGCCGAAACCACGACAACCCTCCAGGGGTCCCGTAAGGCTACGTCTGTTGGAGGTGTAGTCACTGGACGGGGCGGCGATTTCATCATCATTGACGACCCCATGAAGCCGGATGAAGCAATGTCCGACGTCCGGCGACAGTCTGCCAACGATTGGTATGATCATAGCCTGAGTAGCCGCCTCAATGACAAACGCACCGGTTGCACCATCCTGATTATGCAGCGATTGCACGAGGATGACCTAACCGGGCACTCGGAGAAGTCGGGAGAGTGGCGGATCCTTCGCCTGCCCGCAATTGCGGAAGAAGACGAAGTGCATTTGATCGCGTCTCCTTACGGCGTTCGGACGGTGAACAGATCTGCAGGAGAAGCGCTGGATCCGGTGCGAGAACCGCTGGAGACTCTCGAGCAAATCCGTGCAACTCAGGGTGAGT